CGAACGGTTGCGTGGTGCTCGAGGGATAGTGCATTACCCGAAGCAAGGGTGGTATAGTTTCATAGCGTACATCACTGCTTTTAAGCGGTTGAGCGGCGATTGGGACACGTCGATCGGCAATTCATTGATATCGATGCTGATCACGCTGATCGCAATTACGGAGTTACCACCCCATTTGAAACCTGCACGGGTGTCGGCCCTCTTTATGGGGGACGATTATCTTGGAGTGTACAGTTATGAAGGTGCAGTGGATATAGAGGGGTTGACAGCTGCACTCAACGCCAATGAAGAGACGTGTGGTATCACGCCAGAGCGGGGATTGTTCACTGATCCCCTCCAGGTGTCTTTCATTTCGCTAGGGCTGTGGCCTCGGCGATGTGGGGGTTACCAATTCGTGCCGCATCCTGCGCGGCAGCTGCACAAGCTCTTTGCGACAATCACGGAAATTCCCCAAAGGCATATGGTGGCGTACGCGACCGCACTATCTGAGGCGTTTTGGCCGGTCTATTGGGGCTGGCCGATGATGATGCGGTTCTTGAAGATGCACTGGGTCAAGACCAGACCTTATCAGCTTGAGCCCTGGTACAGAAACACGTTGACTCTCGCTCCGCGGGACGTCGATTGGGTGCGTGGTTTTATTTGCAAATACAATCTACCATTCGTGGCCACGCACTTCGAATTTGACACTGGGCTCTTCCAAAGGCATCCCCTTGTCGATCACATGCTCCGTTTTGAAGCAGCAGATCCGTCTGTGCGGAGTAACCTGGCGAAAGAATTTCGAGTGAAGTTCTAAGAGCAACCCGCGATACTTGTTTGCTTTGCAAGCACAACCCAATGACTACTACAACTAAAAGCAATTCGGCACACGGCACTATGGTGGTGTACCGACCCAAACCCAAACAACAGAAGAAGAAGAGGAAGCAGAAGAAGCAGCGAAAACTCAAGAGGAGGTCGCCAGTAAACCGCATCCCAGGGATGAAGGTTACCAGTGATGTCAAGCGATTTGAGTTGGCCTTGGCAAACCCGTTTAATGCCAATGCGGTAGGTTGTCGGGTTCCGGATTCGTTTCCGATGCCCACTGCCACCTATCATGTACGGGCGTCATTGACGGCTACCACAGCCGCCGATGGCACATTCAAGGCTATCATTTTGCCAGCACCCACTTTCACGTACATCACACGCCCCGTTGGGTGGGGTACACTTGCGGGCGGCACCAATTTCACCCAGAATGCCACTAGCACGGGCACCGCTGGGTTCTTGGTAGCGCCTGTCGCGCTGGCTACGGTCCTAACGGAGTATCGCACAGTTGCCTGGGGCATGAGATTGATTGCTAAGAACACTGCCTTTGCTGCTAAGGGCAAGGTGTATGTCACGGCTGTACCCACGACAGCAAATGCACCTTCCTGGAATACGATGGAGACAGTCACCGCTTCTGATTCGAATGTCATTAGCGAATACTGTTGCGGCGTCGATTTCGGGGGGTTCTCGGCGATCGGAGCTATTCTTGGAATCCCAGGTACCCAAGTCTTTTCGGCTCAGGACTTGTTACGACATGAAGTGCAGTGTCTTGGTCTCCCGTCTGGGAATGATTTTCACCAGTTCAGGGGGACCATGGACCGGTCCGTCCTCACTTGGGCGTCCGGTCAAGTTTTGGCAGACGAGGGAGTTTTTAATAGCTCTACTGGTCTTGTCAATGCTACTGCTGGTGGCCGAAAGGACGTTGCATCCCTGCGAGGTGGCACAGCCTTTGTCATCTATGGTATAGGCTTCAATGCCTCCACCAATGAGTTTGACATTGAGCTTGTGTACCACCTTGAGGGGTTGCCGAGTGTTGCTGCATCCTCTACGGCGCTTCTTGTACCCTCTGCAACGCGTGCTTTGGTTGGCGACACCAGTACTGTCGAGCGGGCTATCGGCTATGTACGCAGGGCGGTGCCGGTTATCAAAGCACTTGCTATGGGGGCGCAGGCTGCCTTCGGTGGAGCGACGAAGGCT